GAGGTGTCGTTCGCGCAGCGGGTCAACGCCGGCTACCGGGCCACCGACGAGCCGTGGCTGTTCCTGGTCGGCGACGACGTGAGATTCCACCGCTTCTGGCTCATCAACGCCAAACTGATCGCGTCCCGCCGCTACCACGTGATCGGCACCATGGACATGGCGAACCCGCGGGTGATGGCCGGGGTACACGCCACCCACCTGCTGATCCGCCGCAGCTATGTGGACGAGGTCGGCGCGTCATGGGACGGGCCGAAAGTGGTCTGCCATGAGGGCTATCGGCACTGGTTCGTCGACGACGAGATCGTCGTCGCGGCCAAGCAGCGAGGTGTGTGGGCGTTCGCCCGCTCGTCCGTCGTGGAGCACATGCACCCAATGACCGGCAAGGCCGACTGGGACGAGGTGTACGAGATCGGCGTGGCCCACAAGGACGCCGACGAGGCTCGGTACCGATCCCGGCTACGCGAGCACCTGGGGTGATCTCGTACATCACCGCGTCGAACAACCGACAGGTCCTCGACGCGAATCTGCTGGCCACCATCGACCTGAAGGACGACGACGAGATCATCGTGGTGGACGACCCGCCGTCGATCGCCGTGGCCTACAACCAAGGTCAAGCCAAGGCCCGGAACCCGATCCGCTGCTACGTCCACACCGATGTGCAGATCCTCAAGCCCGCCGAGCTGCGGGCCGCGATGATCGAGCACTGCACCGACAAGGTCGGCATGGTCGGGCTGATCGGCTGCTTTGACCGTGCCGTGCCGTGGTGGGAGGCCCGCGAGGGACGCGGCGCCGCCGTCGACGCCAGGATGGGCCTGCTGGACTTCGGCCGCACCGGACCATGCGCCTACCTGGACGGGCTGCTGCTCGCCACGGCGCAGAATCTCGCCTGGGACGAGTCGTACACCGGGTTTCACATGTACGACCACGACATCTGCGAGCAGATGCTGGCTCGCGGTCTGCCGAACTACTGCATGCCCGGCGGCCAGGCGGTACTGCACAACACCTGCAACCCGTCGGACGTGTCGCAACTCGACGGCTGGGACGCGGCCGTGACCAGGTTCCGCGGCAAGTGGGGGGCGGCTGCATGAACAGGACACACTGCGGCGGCTGCGGCTCGAGCGACCTGCAGCCGTTCCTCGACTTGGGTGACTCGCCGCTGGCCGATCGGTTCCCGGCGACCGCCGAGGAGCCGGAGGACCGCTATCCGCTGCAATTGGCGGTGTGCACGTCCTGCTGGCTGGTCCAGTTGACCGAGGTCGTGCCGGATGGGCTGCTGTACGGCGAGGACTACGCGTTCTTCACCGGTTCGTCCCCGTCGGCGGTGTCGTACTTTGCCGACTACGCGGCGCAGTTGAAGCAACGGCTCAGTCTGGACGCCGGCAAATTCCTGGTCGAGATCGCCTGCAACGACGGGACGATGCTCACCGAGCACGAATGCCGCACGCTAGGCGTCGAACCGGCGGCTGGTCCGGCCACCGCAGCGCGGGCCAAGGGCCTGACCGTAATGCACGAGCTGTTCGGGTTGGAGACGGCCCGCCGGATAGTGGCCGGTTATGGCGCCGCCGACGTGGTGGTCGCCAACAACGTGGCCGCGCACGTATCGGACCTGCACGACTTCTTCGCCGGCGTCGAGCATCTACTCGCCCCCGACGGCGTCGCCGTGATCGAGGTGCAGTACCTCGCGGATCTGCTCGCCGGCGGCCAGTTCGACCACGTCTACCACGAGCACCGCTACTACTTCACCGCCGATTCGCTGGCCCGGGTGGCGGCACGGCACGGTCTCGCCGTCCGGTCGGTGATCCCGACCCCGGCGCAGGGCGGGTCGATCCGGGTGATGTTCGGCCGAGGTGAGCCGATCGAGTTGTCCGAGCCGGCGTGGCTGCGTCAGCCGTCCACGTTCCTGGGCCTGCAAGGCCGGGTCGAGCACATTCGCGCCCGGCTGCTGGACCTGCTCGACGAGCAGATCGCCGCCGGCCGCAAGGTCGCCGGGTATGCGGCGTCGGCGAAGTCGGCGACACTGCTGAACTTCTGCGGCATCGGACCGGACCGGCTCGACCACATCGTTGACACAACGCCGCACAAGATAGGCCGCTATACACCGGGCTCGAAGATTCCCGTCTGCGGCCCTGGGGAGCGCCCTGAGCCCGATGTGTACCTGCTGCTGGCGTGGAACTACCTGCCGGGGGTTCTGCGCCGTGAGGCGGCGTACACGGCCGCTGGCGGCCGGTTCCTGGTGCCCCTGCCGATGCCGGTGCTGCTGTGAGGGCGCTGATCACCGGGGTCACCGGGCAGTCCGGCTCGTATCTGGCCGAGCAACTCCGCAATGATGGCCATGAGGTGTGGGCGCTGCTGCACGGCCAGTACCACCCGAAGAAAGCTTGGGTTGAGTCGCTGGTGCCCACCATCCGCTGGGTTCCCGGCGACCTACTCGACCCGTCGTCACTGCACCGGGCACTGGAGACGGCCCGTCCGGACATCGTCTACAACCTGGCCGCGATCACGTTCGTCGGCATGAGTTGGGACCAGCCGACCCTGGTCAGCGAAATCACCGGCCTGGGGTGCCTGCGGATGCTCGAGGCGATCCGCCAGGTCGACCCGCAGATCCGGTTCGTCCAGGCGTCCTCGTCGGAGATGTTCGGGTCCAACCCGCCGCCGCAGAACGAGACCACGAACTTCCACCCGCGCTCGCCCTACGGTGTGGCGAAGCTGTTCGCGCACTTCACCACCGTGAACTATCGGGAGAGCCACGGGATCTTCGCCGCAACGGCGATCATGTTCAACCACGAGAGCCCCCGACGTGGCCCCGAGTTCGTCTCGCGGAAAGTAACAACAGCGGCGGCACGGATTTCCCGCGGTCTGGACCGGACCGTGCGGCTGGGGAACATCAACTCGTACCGCGACTGGGGTTACGCCCCGGACTACATGAACGCTATACAGGTGATCGGCAATCATGCCGAGCCGGACGATTTTGTGGTCGCCACCGGCGACTCGCGCCAAGTCAAGGAATTGTGCGAAGTCGCGTTCCGCGAGGTGGGCCTGGACTACCGCGACCATGTGGTGATCGACCCGCAGTTCTACCGGCCAGCGGATGTGGAGTTCCTGCGTGGCGACGCGGCCAAGATCCGCGACGTCCTGGGCTGGCGGCCGACGGTGCCGTTTGAGGAAATGATCGCCCGGATGGTCAAGCACGAACTGGCGCAATTGTGAGTGCGCTTGTCTCGATCGTCACCCCAACCATGCCCGGCCGCGAGGCGCTGCTGCTGGACCGGTGCATTCCGTCGGTTCGAGCGCAGACGTGGCCGAACGTCGAGCATGTGATCGTGTCGGACCGCAACCCGAGCCTGGCCGAGAAGATGGCCGAATACCCGGACGTCCGGTTCGTGCAGATCAACGAGACGTGGCGGGACGGTCACGCCGACCACTGCCCCGGCGCGCTGCCCTGGCAGGTCGGCTCCTTGTTGGCGCTCGGCGAGTACGTCGGGTTCGTCGGCGACGATGACGAGCTGCTGCCCGACCACGTCGCCCGGCACGTGGCCGCGATGAATGAACACGATTTGCACTTCACTGTCTCGCCGGTGCGATTCATGGTCCACGGCGCGGAACGGTTCGTTGTCGGTGACGATACGTTCGCGGTTGGGCACGTCGACTCGGACGGGATCATGTGCCGCGCCGAGGCGCTGCGGACCGCCACCTGGCGGCTCGGCGCGGACGCTCCGGACGCGCTGCTACCGCATGACTGGTCCGCCGGCGGCTTGCGCGGAATGTTCATCGGCGGCGAACCGACCGCCATCCACCACGACGGCTGGGCAGCCAGGTAAGGGGATCGATCGTGCCGAACCTGTACGCCACCGCCGAGGAACTCAAGGCCCGGTTCGGCATCGGCGACAGCCTTGAGGACACCCTCATCGAATCGGCGCTGGACGCAGAATCCCGGGAAATCGACCAGCATTGCCAGCGCATCTTTTACATCACCGGTTCCACCACGGCAACGTTCGTCGCCAAAGACCGATACCGCCTCAAGCCTGCCGACACCGACGTGTGGGTCGGCGACATCGTTACGGTCACCAGCCTCAAGACCGACGCCTCCGGCGATGGAACCTTCGAGACGACCTGGGCGGCGACGGACTACCAGTTGTGGCCAGTGAACGCGGCCACCGGACCGGAGGCGCGGCCCTACACCGAGATCCGCGCCGTCGGCGCTCAGACGTTCCCAGTGCCATATAGCCGGTCGCAGCGGATGAACCGGGTTCAGATCACTGGCACGTTCGGCTGGCCCACGCAGGTGCCGTCCGCGGTCCGGGATGCCTGCCTGATCCTGGCGGCTGAGAGCTTCAAGCTGAAGGATGCCCCGTTCGGCGTGGCCGGGTTCGGCGAGTTCGGCGTCGTGCGAGTCAGGGACAATCCGAAGGCGGCGAAGAAGCTGTACCCGTATGTTCGTGATCCAGTGCTGGTGGGCTGATGGCCACCGTGCAGGAGATCCGCGAGGGCATCGACGACCGGCTCGCCACCATCGCCGGGCTGCGGCACAGCCCGAACGTGCCAGCGGTCGTGAACCCGCCGCACGCATTCGTCAAGCGCCGGCAAACCGTGTTTGGCGTGTCGATGGACGGCGAGGACGACACCACGTTCGCGGTCACCGTCGTGATGCCGTGGGCTGACCAACAGACCGCGCAGAAGACCATTGACGAATATCTGGCGTCCACCGGTGCGAAGTCCATCAAGGCCGCCATCGACGCCGACCCGACGCTCGGCGGGATCGTCGACTACGCGCACGCCACCCAAGTCGAGGATGAACGGATCACGCTGGTCAACAGCATTGAGTACCTGGCCGCCGACATTGTCGTCGAGGTGGGCTGATGCGCTGGGTCGTGTGCCACCCCGGCCCCGCGTTCAGCGTCCACGACGTCTACGCCGGCTGGGTCGAGGCCCTCGAAGAGCTCGGCCAGAAGGTGCAGATATTCAACCTCGAGGACCGGCTCACCTTCTACGACTCGGCCTACCTCAACGTCGCCGAGGGCCAGTTCCGCAAAGCGGTGCCCCAAGACAAGGCCATCGAGATGGCCGTGTACGGATTGTACGCCCCGCTGTATCGGTTCCGCCCGCATGTGCTACTCATCGTGTCGGCGTTTCTCATTCCGACCGAACTGATGGACATTGCCCGCAGCTACGGCACCAAGGTCGTCGTCCTGCACACCGAAGCCCCGTACGAGGACACCCGCCAGCTCGAGGTGGCCGCGCACGCCGACCTGAACCTGCTCAACGACCCGGTCAACATCGACCGGTACCGCGAGCTCGCACCGACCGAGTACGTGCCCCACTCCTATCGTCCGAAGCTGCATCGTCCCGGCGACGTGGACAAGGACCTGGCGGCGGACCTGGCGTTCGTCGGCACCGGGTTCACCTCGCGGATCGAGTTCTTCGAGGCCATGGATCTGGACGGGCTGGATGTACTGCTGGCCGGCAACTGGCAGCGGCTCACCGAGGATTCGCCGCTGCGCAAGTACGTGGCGCACGACATCAAAGAGTGCCTGGACAACGCCGACGGGGTGCGGATCTATCAGTCGGCCAAGCTCGGGCTGAACCTGTACCGCCGCGAGGCTGAGGACGGCGACTCGCACGCCGGCTGGGCAATGGGGCCGCGTGAGGTCGAGATGGCCGCGATTGGGCTGCCGTTCCTGCGTGATCCGCGGGGCGAGGGTGACGAGGTGCTGCCGATGCTGCCCCGGTTCGACTCGCCGGATGAGGCGTCCGAGCTCGCCCGCTGGTGGGCTGAACACGATGGACTTCGGGCCGAAGCCGCACGGCAGGCCCGAGAAGCGATCGCCGACCGGACGTTCGCGAACAACGCAGCGCGCCTGCTGCAACTGCTAGAAAAGGAGTGAACCGTGGCTCGCATTCACGGCCGCAACGGCAGGGTCTACCTCGCGCTCGCGTCTGGCGGCACCCCCGAACCGGTGGCCTACCTGAATAGTTGGACGATCGTGTTCGCCACAGAGAAGGCCGATGTGACGGCCTTCGGCGACGCCAACAAGTCCTATGTCGCCGGCCTGCCCGACGCCTCCGGAGACTTCTCCGGGTTCTACGACAACGCCACCGTGCAGACCTACACGGCAGCGTTGGACGGGCTGCCCCGCAAGTTCTACCTGTACCCGAACACCAACCTCAACACGCAGTACTTCTGGGGCGAGATCCTGCCTGACTTCAACGTCAGCGCGACGGTCACCGGCTCGGTGGACATCTCCGCGAGTTGGAACGCCTCCGGGCCTATCGTCAAGCAGGGCTGATGGCTGTTGAGGTCCGTGTCGTCAACACTGAGGACTTCGTCGCGTTGTCCCGTGCGCTGCGTAAGTATGGCGGGCGTGAGTTGAAGCGGGAGTTGACGACCGGGATCACGGCGGCAACGAAGCCGTTGAAGCGGGCGGCGAAGGATTCGGCCCGGTCGATCCTGCCGTCGCGCGGCGGGTTGGGTCGTCGGGTGGCGCGCACGTCGTTGCCGCACAAACGGCGGACCACGGGGCGCGGCGCCGGTATCCGCATCGAGGCCAAGCCGAACGCGGTGGCCGATCCATTCCGGATTGACCGCGGTCGGGTGGCGCACCCGGTGTTCGGTCGCGGCCCCATCGTGTTTCAGAGTGTGCCGAAAGGCTGGTTCACCGACCCGATGGAAGCCGGCGGGCCTGCGGTGCGCAAAGAGCTGCAGCAGACGATGTCACGTGTCGCCACGAAGATCGCGAGGTCGATTTGAACAAGCTCAAGGTCGTCTACCTGGACGGGTCGGCGCAGGAGGCAACTGCCGGTGCACGTGCCGAAGTGGAGTTCGAGCGCAAGTTCGAGATGGCGTTCTCCGACGCGTTCCACCCCCGCGTCAAGGGTGAGCCACGCGGCAGGCAGGAGTGGCTGTACTTCCTGGCCTGGGCCAGCTTGAGCATCGACGGTCTAGTCAATGATGAAGCATTCGACGACTGGCTCAAGCGGGTCGATGACATCAACGTTCTCAATGGGTCCGAGACGGACCCTACGAGGCGGGCTCGACAACTCGAGAACTCGTCGAGCTCAGCGTCCTGACTCACATCCCGTTCGATGATCTGCTGGCCATGGACGATCGGCTGCGGGCGACCTATTTGGACGTGATGCGCGGGCGTGGTCGCTAGTTGCTCTGCTTGCTTACCTTCCGCCAGTAGCGGTTGTCCATCCAGGCCAGGATGTTGCCGGCCAGCAGGACCGCGGTTATCACGAACCAGATTGTGAACATCGACTTCCCCCTTCATTGTCACCATACGCGCTGCTTAGCGTCCCGCCAATAGGCCGAACGTCATTATCCGGAGGTGGGCCGTGGCGCAACTCGCCTTCGACATCGTTGCAAACGATAGAGCGTCTAAGGTCTTCGACCAGGTCGGTGCCAAGGCGAAGGGCACGAACGCGAACTTCACCAAGGTCGGCACCGGCATGACCGGGATGATCGGGAAGATCTCCGGTGCCGTGGGCGGACTAGCCGTCGGCTGGCAGGCTTGGGACAAGATCATGGTGGGCGGGTTCAACCGGCTGGCCAACTTGGACGATGCCCGTAAGCGCCTGGATCAGATGGGGTTGTCAACCTCTGAGGCCGCCAAGCTGATGGACGGTCTGAAGGACACGGTGACCGGCACCGCGTTCTCCTTGGATGCCGGGGCCGGGGCGATGACGCAGTTCGTCTCGGCGGGCGTCGACCTGGACGATGTCAATCAGCGGTTGCAGATGACCGCCGACACCGCAGCATTCGCGCAAGCACCGCTTGACGAGATTGGCAACATCTTCGTCAAAATCCAGACCCAGGGCAAGATTATGGGCGAAGAACTGAACATGCTGCAGGAGCGGGGAGTGCCGGCGCTGCTGCTGCTCGCTGACGCGGCCGGCGTGACCGCCGAGCAGATGCGCGACATGATCTCGCGCGGCGAGATCGATGCCGAACGGTTCTTCGACCTGTGGGAACAGGGCAGCAAGGGATTCGGCGAGAACAACATCAAGATCGAGGGCGCCGCCAAGTCGATGGGCGACACCATCCGCGGCTCGCTGGCGAACGCAGAGACCGCAATGGCCAGGCTCGGTGAGACGATCCTCGAGGATTTCATGCCAGCCGTCAAGGGCATTGCGGACGGGTTCAAGGGCGCCGCCGACGGGGTGATCGCGTTCCTGGATGCCACCGAGCCGGTTCGGGACTTCTTTGGCGACACGATCGGCCAATTGATCGAATGGGATAAGGAGATCCTGGAATTCCTTGGCATCATGGAGGACGAAGGGCCCGCCAAGACGTTCCAGTCGTCGATGGACGGGGCGAAATCGTCCGCTGAGGGGTTGGGCGGGGCCGCTGTCACCGCAGGTGATAACACGGATGGTCTCACCACGTCGCTGGAGTACGCCGAGCAAATCGCCAAGGATGCCCGTGATGCGATCGACGGGTTAAAGGATTCGCTGTTCGAGACTGGGCAGGAAGCCTTGAATCTGGAGGAGCGGCAAGACGCGCTGGCCACGGCGATCGCGAAGGCTAAGGACGTCTCGAAAGACGACGAGGCGTCAAAACTGGACCAGCGAGACGCCATGCGGGGTGTGGCCGAGCAGGCGCACGCGCTGATTGAGACGATGGTGGAGCAGGGTGCCTCCACCGATGCTGTGGTCGGTAAGACCGAGAAGGCCCGCGAGAAGTTCCTCGATGTGGCTGACGCGATGGGTATCGACTCCAAGGAGGCGGAGAGGCTCGCTGACAAGTACGGGCTGATCCCTGACGACGTTAAAACGACCGTCGAGTTGATCGGTGCGCAGCGGGCGAAGGACGAGGCCGGAAAGGTACAGGCCGCACTGCAGGCGATCAAGAACCGGATTGTCACGGTCACCATCCGGGAACAGGTGCAGCGGATCTACCGGCCACCGGGCGGCGGCGGGTTCATCACCGAGTTTCACCAGGGCGGGGTTATCGGTGGCGGCGGTTTGCGGCGCGGCCATGACGGGTTGGTGTTCCGCCCCGATGAGCGACTCGTAATCGGCCAGACCGGCGAACGGATTCTTAGCCGAAAGCAGACCCAGGCGTTCCACGAGTTGATGTCTGATATGGGCCGGCCGACCGGGGGATCGGCTCGCCGGCCGTCCGGCGGCGGCGGACTCGACTATGACAAGCAGGCCGAGGCGTTCGTTCGGGCGATGCGCCGCGCCGGGATCGTCATGCCGCGGGTTGACGCGGCCAGGCAGGCAAACCTGTATGGGAGGGGCGGCTAGATGGCGTCGAGCCTGAAGTTCGTCGACTCGATCGCCTCGAGCCCCACCACGCGGCTGGACTTGAACGACCGCACGACGTGGCGGCTTCACACCGAGGGCACCCAGTTCTCGCCGCCGCCGCTGGATCAGGCTGTCGCTTCGACGCTGCTGGCCGACGGCGCGGTGATCCCGGCGTCGGCGTACGGGTTGCGAACCATCCAGTTGATGCTGTCGGTGAACGCGGCGTCAGCCGATGCCACCGCGACCCAGCTGCAGACCTTCTATCGGGAGTTGAACCGGCCGGGCAACTTCCTGCGGTGGCAGCAGGAGACGACGAACCCGGTGTTCTTCCGCACGTTCCGCACTTCGGCGGACGAGGTGCTGGATCTGGGGAAGATCGACGGGACGCGGAAACTGCTGTCGGTGGCGTTCCTGGCCGAGCCTTTCGCCTACGGCACGCTGGAGACCCCGGTATCGGCGGTGACGGTGTCGACGGACCCGGCGGCGGGCAGCAATGGCTGTTTCGTGGATGTGACCGGGGTGAAGGGGGATGTGGAATCCCCGGCGCTGATCTCGTTCCCGGGTTCGGCGGTGGGTATCGGTGTGCAGACGTTGACGGCGGTACGCCGCCGCGGCACTCCCGCGAATCTGCCGTTCTTCCTGCAGGCCGAGGCGATGACGCAGGGCACGAACACCACGGTCCAGGCCAATGACGCGAACTTCTCCGGTTCGGGTAGCAACTATTCGCGGTGCACGTTCACGACGGCCTCGGATCAGATCCGCCTGTCGACTACCACGCTCGGTACATCGGGTGTTGATCTGCGTGGCCGTTACCGGGTGTTCCTGCGCTACCGCAAGAACACTTCCAGCGATGGGGTCAACATTCGGCTGCTGTGGGGCGATTCGCTGTCGATGGTTGAGAACGACATCTACGCGACGCCAGCCAGCACGAGCTTCCGGGCCGCCGATCTGGGTGAGATCAGCCTGCCGTTCGGGTTCGACCCGATCTATGCCGGAGACGGCACCGAACTGTCCGTATCCAACGCCGTCAACATTGAGGTGCGCGCCGAACGCACATCCGGTTCGGGGACGTTGGACTTCGACGTCCTGGTGTTCGTCCCGGCCGACGACCGGTTGGCGATCACCGAATGGGCGAACGCTCTTGAGACCCACGTGCTGGATGCGCGCGACACTTCGGTGTATGTGCGTGACGGCTCCAATCGGGTGGTCAGCAGCGCCGCGCCGCATATTCCCGGCGGGTATCCTCTGCTGTCGCCGAATCAGACGAACCGCATCTTCCTACTTCGCAGCATCGCCGTGTGGACCTTGACGACGATGTCCAGCGTATCGGTGTCGTACTATCCGCGCTACCTGACAGTGCGCCCGGCGAGCACCTGATGACGCTGCCGATCCCATTGACGGTTCAGCTTTCGTCGGCCCGCACGATCCGGCACATCGAGCGCGATCTGCGCTCGCTGTCGTTCCGCTCTGTTGCGCCGGGCGGGTTCGCCTCGGCGCAGTTCTCGCTTGACCGGCCGCTGAACCTGTCGCCGGATGAGATCGCCTACTACGCCGATGTCGACATCTTCGACGCCCGCAACGGCAACACCGTGTGGTGCGGTCGGCTGGAGGACCCGGGCCGGGGTGTCGGCAGCGATGGCCAGGTGTGGGATCTGGCGGCGGTGGGGCCGTCGGCGCACGCGCAGGACCGCACCGTGCCGTTGATCTACGTGGACCGGGATCTGACGAACTGGGCATACAGCAGCATCGGCGGGAACAACATCAAGACCAACCGGGTGCAGGTGACCGAGTACGACTCGGACACCACGATCGATGCGGTCGAGATGCAGATCACCGAGCAGGCCGGGTCGGGGGCCGTGGGCCTGGCCACCAATGCGGTGATCCGGTTCCGGTACGGGCTGCTGCGCGAGGGCGGCCAATTGTTGGCCCGGTTCGACTACAAGCACATCGAGGGCCGGGCTCACGCGAACCTGCGGGTGCAGGGTGTGGTCGGCTCGCCGCTGGCGACACCCCGCGACGACGCGTTCTCCACCTCGGAGAGCGCTGCGAACCCGAAAGTGATGACCACCAATTTCGGTGCCAGTCTCGACGCGGTGGAGGTCGTGGTGCGCTGGACCGGCGCAGCCGGCACCAAGATCCTGGACGACATCACGTGGACTCAGATCGCCGGGCTGTACGTGATGGCGCAGCGGTTCACCAAGGCCGGCGCGGTGGTCGGCGCGTCCGGTTACACGACCCATTCGGTGCTGGCGTCCGAGGTGGTGGCCGATCTGCTGGGGCGGCTGCTGCCCGAGTACGACGGGGCGAACGCCACCGTGGAGACCACCTCGTACGCGATCAATCAACTGGCCTATCCGGACGGCATCACCCCGGCAGGTGTGCTGAACGATCTGATGCTGCTGGAGCCGGCCTACTTCTGGCAGGCCACGGACCGTATGCCGAACGGCAAGTACCGCTTCGAGTGGAAGACGTGGCCGACGACGGTCCGCTACGAGGCGGACGTGTCCGATGGCTACCGTTCGACCGGCTCGGCGGACGGGCTGTACAACGCGGTGACGGTGCGGTGGAAGGACACGGCGGGGCGGATCAAGCGCACCCGCCGGACGCAGACCGTGGCCGTGCTCGACGCGGTGGGGCTGACCCGTGACGCGTTCCTGGATCTAGGCGACAACGCCGGCTCGTCCGAGTCGGCGATTCAGGCCGGGGATCAGTTGCTCGCCGAGCACGCAACCCCGCCGAACGCCGGCACATTGACGATCGCCCGGCGTATTTACGACCATGAGCGTGGTCGGATGGTCGATCCGTGGGAGATCCGGCCGGGCAACCTGATCCGGGTGCGCGGCATCACACCGAATCCGAACTCGCTGAACGCCACGATCCGTGACGGTGTAACGGTGTTTCAGATTGTCGCAAAAGATTACGACACAACATCTGCGGCGTCGACGTTGGAGCTGGATTCATACTCGCCGACGGTGGCGCGCGCATTGGCGGCGCTGTCCGGCCGTGGCGGGATGCGCGGTGCGACCCGCGGGGCGCCGGCCACGCTCGGCGCGTGGGGACAACGTAGGAGATGAGGGGAAGCCATGTCTGATCCGAAGCATCCACGCGATGAGGCGCCGAACATTCCCGGCGAGTTCGGCGTCGATGACGACCCGTACACCGAGGAGGACGGGGTCGGCGATGACGTGGACGGCCCGCTGCCCGAGATCCCAGACGTGGACGAGCAGTGACTGCCCCGACGTATCTGCCTCGCTCGTGGTGGGCCGACGATGACTGGAAGCGTGGCGGCGCCCATCTGGTCGACGACGAGTTGTGGCGCCTAGGCAACGTGTGCCACTACCCGGGCCGCATCCGCGCCTTCGAGATCATGACCTTGTCGAATCTGCGGCACAATCTGCGTGGCTGGTACAACTACCACGTCAACACCCGCGGCTGGGCCGACATCGGTTACGGAATGTGCGTGTCCATGACCACCGAAGGCGCCGTGGTGGTCGACTTGCGCGGCATCGGCCGCGTCCCGGCCGCCCACGCCAGTTCAACGAATCCGCGGGCCAACTGGCACGGCGGCGCCACCCTGTGGACCATCGGCAACACCGAGCCCATCCATCCCGAGATGGTCGACGCCTACCGCCATTTCCGGCGCAATGTGTGGCTCAAGCGCTGGCCGACCGCGACCGGTGTCACCCATCACCGCCGCGTACCGGGCGCCCAAACCGGCTGCGCCGGGGACAACATGAACTCCCTCGTAGTCTCGGGTGCGCTGACACGGCCTCCGACCGAGCCCCCACCGCCACCCCCACCCCCGCCGCTCGAACTTCTCCGAAAGGCCACCGACATGATCCTTGTTAAGCAGGCCGGCACCGACCCGACCCGGATCTGGCTGCTGACCGGCACGTCTCGGCGTCACGTGGCGGACTTCGCCGCGTTCACGCAGCTGAAGGCCGCGGGTGTGCCGTTCGACGAGGACGCCGAGGTGTCCTCGCAGTTGTTGCAGTGGTTCCCACAGGCCGAGGGCACGTTGGCCGAGGTCCGCTCGGTGTACCCGGCGCCGTGAGGAATGGGGAAGGCTAATGAGTAAGCACAGTGATCAGCAGCGTGCGCAGTTGCAGGCTGACATCGCTCGACTCGAACGTGAAAGCGGCATCACAAACAAGCCAGCCCCACGACACGTCACAGTCGATGGCAAGAAGATCCCTGTGGCATCGCGGCCAGATCCTGGCCGTTCAGCTCGGCATTGAGCCGTGGCCGTCGTCCGCCGCCGTCCGTTACACACCATCCGCGGCGCGGCACCTGAGCGCGGGGTGTGCGCGGTGTGCGGGCGGGAGCACATGCTGGCGTTCGCCACCGGCATGGTGAAGCGGCACCGCGTGAACGGTGAGCCGTGCTCGGGGGGAGCCCGACCGCCTGCCGAGAGCAAGGCCGAGCAGACGGTTCGCACCGACGAGCGACTCTGAGCGGGGGGGAGCAAATGCGTGGAGCTTCCAGAGTGGTCCACCCTCATCCCCGGCGCGGGATTCTTCGGGCTGCTGGTCTTCCTAGTCCTGCATTTGATGCGTCAGGCGTCCGGTGACCGTGGCGATTACCAAAGTGTCTTACGCGATCTTCGTAAGCAGCACGCCGATGAGATGAAGGAAGAGCGCGAGCAGCACGCCGACGATATCCGCGAGATCACGGCTCGTCACGACGCGCAGATCCAGGACTTGCGCTCACAGATAGGCGTCCTGCGTGCCGAGGTCATCGACCTGCGCGAGGACGTCGAGCAGGAACGTAAGGCTAGGTGGGCCGCCGAAGACGCCGCCGCCCGCTACCGGCGCATGATCGACGGCGGTGGGGATGCTGTAGAGGGCGGTACTGATGATCAGACGTAACCCACTGCCCACCAGCCGCGGCCACCGGCTGACGATCATTCTGCTCGTCCTGCTGCTGCTGCTGGTCGGGTGGATTCTGTACGACCGCTCCACGTCGCAACGTTCGGCGGAGTTGGCCACCGACAACGCCGCGTCGATCGCCGCCCAGGTCCGCGCCGCCTGCGAGCGGCGTGATGAGACAGCCCGCGAGCTCGGGGATCTGTGTCGTCAGGCCGAGCGGATCGAGGAGCGGCCGGCCGAGACGATCCCCGGCCCGATGGGTGAACGTGGTCCCTCATGTGTGGAAGAGCTCGGCCTGGAAGCCTGCCGGGGACCGCAAGGAGTGCCAGGCGTCGGCATTCAAGGTCGTCAAGGTGATGACGGGATTCCTGGACCGTCCTGTGGCGAGGAGTTCGGATTCGAGGCCTGTCGCGGGCCGCAGGGTGAGTCGGGCGAGTCCATCGTCGGGCCTCAGGGGCCTGCTGGAGAATCTGGCGTGGACGGAGAGTCCATCGTCGGCCCTGAAGGCCCTCAAGGGCCGCCTGGGCCTGCTGGAGTAGACGGCAGCGACGGCGCGGACGGTCGCGGCATCGTCTCGATCGAGTTCGTCAACGGCGGCGACTGCCACATGGTCATCACCTACACCGAGGGCGAGCCGGACGAGTTCCCGATGCCCGCCAGCATGTGCAAAGAACCATCTGAGGAGCCGTGATGTTCGCCGTAATCGCCGCTGTGCTCATCTTCCTGGCCGCCGTTGGTGTCAGCGCCGACGCGGTCGACCTGTTCCTGCTGGGGCTCGCGTTCCTGGCATTGCATTTCGCCTGGGACTTCAGTCCCTGGCACAGATGAAGGGGGAACCACCATGCTTACCGCTGCTTTCTGGAAGGCTGCCGCCGAACGGGCGGTCAAGACATTCGCCCAGGCGTTCGCCGCCTTCCTCGTCGCTGACGCGACCGGAATCCTCGAGGTCGACTGGGTCAAGGGCGCCTCGATCGCCGGGCTGGCCACGCTGTTGTCCGTGCTCACCTCGGTCGGCTCGGATGCTATCACTTCCACGCCGGGGCCTTCCCTGACGTCGGCCGAGACGACGAAGGAGAACTAGATATGGCTGTTGGACTGGCCTCGGGTGAGGCTGCGAAGATCCTTGACGCGCTGGGTAACGCGACGAACTACACCGCGCCCACCGCGTTCTGGATTCAGCTGCACACCGCCGACCCCGGCGCGGCCGGCGCGACCGCGATCGCTGGCAACGCCACCCGCAAGCAGGTCTCATTCGGCGCCGCGTCCGGCGGCACGATCAGCAACGACACCGCGATCACATGGACGACCGGCGAGGTGGACACCAATGAGGACTACACCCACTGGTCGGCGCACACCGCGTCGAGCGCGGGGACGTTCATCTGCTCCGGTCTGATGACGGCGAATGCGGTCACGTCGGGTGACGAGTTCACCATCCCGATCGGGGATCTGGACCTGACGCTTTCCGTCGCTGCCTGATAGCCGCGCCATGCAATGGCGGGTGTACTACGAAGACGGGTCGACCTTCTCCGATGAGGACTGCCCGGCCCAGGACGTGCCCGGACTGGGCGTGCTGTGCATCGTCCAATGGGACGACCAGCTGAAACGCAAGGAGATCCTGCACGGCGACGGCCCGCGCGTTGTCGACTGGTACTGGTGGGAGGCCGAGAATTGGCTGTGCGGCGACATGGCCGGTCTCGTGCAGTACCTCGCCGCGCCGGGTTGGCAGAAGATCCTCGCCGGTCGGAACGTACCCAATGCGCAGTTCCGTGCGGTCATGAGGCGGGCGGCCGATGACGCTCTCGGTCACTGATCCGGCAAAGGCGCGCCCCGGCGAGATAATCGGGTACCGCAGGGACGGCCGCCCGATCCGGCTGATCGCTGGCGGTCATACAAACCCGAACTATGTGCAATCACGCTTCCGCGCCAGAGGCGACACGGTCGGCCTCAACGTCAACACGTGGGATCATGCGCTCGACACCAACTGGTCGCAACCTGTTGACGAGACTTTCCGGCTGCGCATCGTGGTCGTGGAGAACGCAGGCGGCGGCGCTGGGCTGAACGCACAGCTACAGTTCAGTCTCAACGGCGGCTTGTATACGAGCATCAGCACAACCTCGGCGGTCGTGAAGGGCGTCAACAGCGGCCAATTCGCCAACAACGACACGACAACATCGTTGCTAGGGTCTGGCACATTCGTAATTGGATACGGCGTGACAGACGGACTAGCACCAAGCGTGCCGTTTGCAGGAAACGACTACACCGAGTGGGAGTTCTCGCTCCAGATCGTCGGGGCCGACGTCAGCAACGGCGACACGATCGACTTCCAGATCCTCGGGCTGAACAGCTACGCCATTACTCCGAGGGCCACCGCTGTCGAGGGGGCCACCCCCGTCGAGGGGCAAGGCACCGGCGACTACAGTTTCACCGGCGCGGCCAGCGGCATCCCGGAAACATTCGGCACAGCCGCCGGCGACCTGACTTTCACCGGCTCCGCTTCCGGCTCGACGGCGACCACTGTCACGGGCACCGCAGAAGGCATCTTCGCCTGGTCTGGGACGGCCACAGGGGCTCCCCGGACTCCCGGCACCGGGACGGGTTCCTACGCCTTCTCGGGGGCAGCCAGCGGCCTGCCCGATGTCCAGGGCAGCGGATCGTCTACGATCACATTCACCGGCAGCGCGGCCGGCATCCCGGACGTCCAAGGTGCCGCCGCCGCGAGCCTGAGTTTCACCGGCTCCGCCAGCGGCACAGTCGCCGGGCCCGCCGTCACCGGGACCGGCTCGGGGGATTACACATTCACCGGCACGGCCGCCGGCATTCCAGACGTTCAAGGCGTGGCCACCGTCAGCCTCACTTTCACCGGCAGTGCGGCCGGCGAGGTCGGCGGCGTCACCTCCGGCACCGGGCTCGGCGCATACACATTCACCGGCACCGCGTCCGGCACCCCCGATGTGCACGGAACCGCGGCGGCCGCGTTGGCGTTCAGCGGCGTCGCCGCCGGGGTCCGGGTCAGGCTGGGTCAAGCCGTCACGACGCTCACGTTTAACGGCGCAGCACTCGGGGCGCCTGTCCTGTTCGGGCAGGGCGCGGTGGCGTTGACGTTCACCGGTGCCGCCACGGGGTTCATCCTCGGCGAGTTCCCCGACCCGAACCCGCTGCACTTCGCCTACGTCGAGACAACCCGGCACGGCACCTACAACCAGTTCAGCCATATCGTTCACCAGGAGGAGCCGTGAGCATCCGGTTCGAGGTCACCGTCGGCTCCGAACTCCCCGACTGGACGTTCCATTGGACCGTCGGCGGCGCCACCCTCGACTTCTCCTCCGGCTTCACGTGGACGCTGCGTGTCGGCAGCGCATCGGCCGGGGTGCTCGAGAAGACCTCCGGCATCACCGGCGCAGCAACCAACCCCAATGTGACCGTCACATGGGCGGTCGGCGAATGGGACGCCGTGACACCCGGCCTGTACGGGTTCACCCTTACCCCGCGGCGCACCAGCGATAGCAAGGACCGCGACCCGTTGCGCGGCTCAGTGCAGGTGCTGCCGGCGATCCCAGCGCCGCCCGCGTAGACGCCGCCGGTCCCCCAGGCGGCGGTATGAAGGGCGCCGCCCGGCTCGGGCCCCCTCAGAGCCGGGCGGCGGTCCACCCCTTCTCTCGACGGGGGGAGGTGAAACCATGAAGCGCCTCATCGCCGCCGCCGCGCTCAGCCTCATCGTGTTCGGCTCCGGCGCAACCGTCGCCGCCGCCGACCCATCGTTCGGGCCCTGCGCGGGCAACGGGCAGGGCAACAACGCACCGCAGGACCAGGGTGCGCAGTGCCACCCGCCTGGCCAGACCAGCGACCGCCCCGAGTGCAAGTAGCCGACAACAAGGCCCCGGCCACGTCACCTAAGTGACGCCGCCGGGGCCGGTTTGTGCTGTCTAGGCGCGCCATTCCTCCCGCCATCCCGGCCGCCCGGCGAACCCCTGCGAGACGTGCTGCACCGCCACGTCAAGACCTGCGGCGTACCCCAGCACCTCGGGATCGGTGTCCGGATCACGTGACGCTGCTTCATACTCGTCCAATAGCTTGCGCTTCGCCGCCACCTCGGCCAGCACCCGCGCCGGGTCATGGCGGGCGATGTGGGCGGCATCAGTGTCCTCGAGGTCTTCGCAAACCGTGAAGTAGTCCACTGACACCACATCAATCTGCTCGGGCAGTCGGAGACCTGCATCCAATCGCCACGGCCCAGGCGTGGCCACCCGCGCCACCCGCTCGTCCTCGTCCAGCGCGGCGCGCAAGAACTCCACCAGGTCAGTCATGCTCTCCCCCGAATCCGTGCGGACTCCAACCGCGGCTCGACCGATACGCGTCGATCAGGGCGATAAGCCGCCGAGCGTGATCGTCCCGCTGACCGGTCCTGATCTCGACAACATCGCGCCACATGTCCAGGCTCTCCCGAACCATGAACAACACCCTGGACATCGCCGCAGGCTCACCAGCAACGAAGCCACGCTCATCAGGGTCCACGTCAGTCACCGTGCCAGCCTCCGTCTCGCGTCGTCGTACTCGCCGAGCTCGCGGGTCAACTCGTCCCGGAACCGCTGCAGCACCACGATAAGGTCACCGAGCAGCCGACAGGCCCGCTCGTTGGCGCGGCGCGTCTCGAACCGCGGCCGTGCCGGGTCGCGGGTGTTCCACACCCGCAACTGATCCTCGATCCTCGCCGCTAGCGTGTGCGCCGTCGGCGGCAGTAACCTCTCATCCACGGCCATGCTCCCTTCAGTGTGTGGCCGTAAAGCCCCGCCGTCGTTCACGCGACGGCGGGGCGCGTTGCTATGTCTGGACGCGCTTCACAGCACGATCGAACTTGTCCATCACCATGTCGAGCGTCGTCTCGGACCAGACCGGCTGGCCGTCTGGCATGAATATTGCCTGGTTGTACTCGCGGCGGCGGCGATCAGTCGTTGGCCCGTCCTCGGTAAGCAGCCGCACGAACTCGGCGCGCAGCCCATTCAGGTCGATCGACGGCCCCCACCCGGTCCGACTACTCACGCCTCCACCTCCTGCTGCTCGTCCCACTGGCGAAACGCCTCGCCCACCGGCACCGACGGCGCCAGCGCGCGCAGGAACGCCACCAGGTCGTGCAACCGGTCGAGCTCGTCGGCCACCCCGGGCTGGGGCGCATTGCTGTCTATGAGATCCATAAATTGGCCGCCTCGCCTGCGCCGCGACGACGCTGCCGAGTCATCTTGTCTAGATCATCGTGAAGCCGCTGGTACTGCTCATCACTGAGAATGCCGAGCGGATCAAGACCGGCGCGCTTCTTTGCTGGCTTTTCTGCCGCCACTAACGCCCGCAATAGCTCGATCTCGTCGGCCGCCTCGGCCACCACATCCGGGGAGTCCACATCCATGCGGTACTCCCGCAGCCGGGTCACAAGGTCACGGTCGTCGGTCATGGCGCTCCTCACTGTGCGTAGATCCGGTTGACCACGCCGATGTCGCCGTTCCACCCGCCGGACAGGAACCCGCCCGACCAGCAGTCCCGCGACGACATCACCGACTTACACGTGTCGATGCGGTGCCCATTGTCCGGACCACCCAACCCGACCGCGTGCCCGATCTCGTGCCGGATCACATGACCCGAACCGATGCCGCGGTAGTACGTGTTCAACATCACCACGATGTAGTCGCGGTGAACGAACGTCCAATTGCCGTTCTCGGTCTGGCCCCATTCATAGCACTGCCGTGTTCGGGTCTCCGAGCATTGCGCCGTCTCTTCCCGCGCACCCCAACTGGTCTTGCCGAGGTTCCGCGAGTAGATGACGATCTCGGCGTCGAACGAATCACATGCACCGGGGCCGCGCTGGTAGAACATGCGCAGGTCGGTGTTGCGCTGGTAGTCCCGCACGCTGTCCAGCACGTTCGCCTGAATGCTCAAGCTGGTGCGATCGTCGACACAGATCAGAGTGCCGACGAACCGCTTGCCCCAGTAGTACGGGTCGGACACGTAATCGGCGGCGCGGGCCGCCTGCGCCCCAGCCAGCCCGAGCGCGGCCAGGAATACCAGCGCGGCGGTGACGGCCAGCAGGCGGCGCGGCAGCGGGTTACGGGCGGCGGCGTAACGGCCGCGGGTCGAGGTCATCCCCGTGCCGCCGTCAAGCCGACGACAACCGTCCAGACGGCTGCCGTGATGGCGAAGATCACACCGGATGGCACTTCGCCTTGCTGAAAGTGCACAGCGCTGGCGACGGCCGCTGCATTTGCAGCGAGCGATGACAACACGCACATAGTTATGCGGTCTGTACGCAATTCTGTGTTCATCTCATGCCCCCGCCCCCAGTAGCAGCGGCAGCACGACGAATAGCGCGAACGTGCCCGCGCCGACGTAGCCGAGCACCAGCCCAGCCACCGCCATGCCCTTACCGGACTGGTTCCGCTGCCGGATCTGACCCAGCGCGACGTGGCCGAACACGATGGCCAGCGCCGAGCCGATCCAGAACGCCCACACGATGCCGAGCACGAGCGCGGCGACGGCCAGCCCGTTGGTGGGCTGGGGCGCTGGATAGGTCTGCCAGTGAGCGATGTCCCGGTCAACGTAGATCCGTTCCGGCTCACGCTCGTTGGTCTGATACGGGTCGTTGGTGGTCATGTTGTACCCCTTCTGTTGCGTACCCCTACGGTTTGGCCTGTCGGCGGGCCGGGGTACGGATCCCGCCGACAGGGGTCTAGGTTCTGCTGTCGTCCTTGGGGGTTCGGCGCGCGTGTTCTATGCGAATGCCGTCGTGATTCGCACATCGGCATGTGCATGCCATCCAGGGCCGTAGCTGCCAGGGCAAGTCGTATCGGTGCTGTTCGCAACCGCACATGATCTTCACCTTTCCTTCATAGCGAGTCGGCCACGGCGCGCAGCGCGTCGTCGCCGACCCTCGCGTAGATACGAGTCGTCTCAGGCTTGGCGTGGCCCAGGAAGTCCTGCACCGCCGCCAGGTTCTTGGTCCCCTCCAGCGCGACGGTCGCCGCCCGGTGCCGCAGCTGATGCGCGGTCGTGCCGTCGCCCAGGGCGTGCGAGATGACTTGCGACACCCAGGTCGGGTGCATCCCGCCGCGCTTGCCGGGGAACACCCACTCGGCCGGATCGCCGTGCCCGTACCGGAACCCCGAACCCAGATGCCCGGTGGCGCGGCGGGCGTGCTCGGCGTCCAGCGCGGCCAGCAGCCGGGCCGGGATGCCGACCCGCCGTTCGGTGTCCCGCTTACCGCGGATGATCAGCCAGTCATCCTCGACGCTGTCCCACCGCAACTTGGCGATCTCATGCACCCGCAGCCCGGCCTGCGCCGCCAGCAGCAGCATCAACGTCAGCCGGTCGTCCGCCCCGTCGAGGGCGCGCAGCAGCACCGCGTCCGACGCCGGGCGCGGCAGCCGGCGCGGCACCGTGATCGGGTCCAGCTTCTCGGCGGGGTTCCGTTTGGCCCGCCCGGTCTTGACCGCCCAGGCGTAGAAGCTCCTGACGGCGCCGCGGGCGGATTTGCGACTCTCGGCGTTCCAGTCTTGCCCGCCGAGCCACGCCTCGAGCTCGTCCAGGCTCAGCTTGAACGGGTGCCGCTGCGGGTACGCCTCGGCGAGCTTGCGCAGCTGCCAGCGGCGCTGCCGGATCGTGGTCGGTGACTTGCTGACTCGTAGTGAGGCGGTCCAGCCGTCGATGGCTGCCGCCCATGTCTCGGTGTGGTCCCCCCGGCCGAACATTGTCCCCCTGCCGTCGATCGCCCCCCCAGGGATCTTCGGCTCAGGCCCCGCACCGTACTCCTGGCTTGGGACTGTTGGAAGCGGTTCGGCGGAAGTCATGATCTAAATGGTCCGTTCGGGGGATGCGGGGGCGGGCCGAACTTTCCGACCACAATCGCCATCCCAGGTATCGCAGCGGACATCGCTGCAGTGCTCGCACAAACCGCGGGTGAAGCCGTCCTCATAGATGTGGATCGGTTCGCCGCAGTGGCAGAACTGCCCGCAGTGCTCGCATTCGGTCCAATCGGTACGGTGCAATTCGCCCGTGGTCGGGCACAGGTCAGCGCTCATGACGATGCTCCACATCGCTTGCAGACGAAGCCCTCTGGCGGACGGTCACCACATACGGGACAGGGCAATTCGGGGCGCGGAATCAGCGCAGCCATCTCCGCGATATCGAAGTCCAAGACTGCCGAAAGAACTACGGCCTCATCGAACATGAGTGGACGTTCACCGTGTTCGATCCGTGAGATTGTGCCCTGATGCTGTAGCCCGGACAGTCGGGCCACCTTTGCCTGGCTCATGCCGAGCGTCTTGCGGCGCTTCTGGACGAACTCGCCGATGCTCATGCCGCCAACCTCAGAACTAATGCCAGCGCCGGGTTCAGCGGAATGCGTTTGCGGAGCCGGGTGATTTCGTTCTCGACAGGCGCGTGACCGGGAGTCGCCACGGGTTGGCCTGGTATACCAGCAGGTATAGGTGTTTGTCCTGATATATCTACCTGCTGGATGGGCGTTACGTCCGTTTCACTGAGCCAGCCGAACGACACTCCGCACCGTAACGCCCACGCCATCACGTAGGCGCGGCGCGGTGTCTCGCGGTCGTTCATCCACCGGCTGACGGTGCCGACGTGCACGCCCAACTCTGCGGCCATCTCCTGCGCGGACAGGCCGGCGTGGTCGAGTGCCCGCTTGAGCTTCCATCCGAGGGTCCACGCGGGGATCTGCCCCTGGTGCGTGGTAACGGTCGCCTCACTCATGTAAGCCATCATGCGTCCTTTGACCGTCAGAGTCAATAGGTAGCGTCCCGACACTTCGTCTCACCTCCCGCTCGACACTCGCATCATGCCAACTCTTGACATGACCGTCAAGGGCGAGCATGATGCTGGATTATGAGACAGGACGAACTGCTGACCACAGGCGACGTCGCCAAGATGATCGGCCGCAGCGCCCGCACGGTCTCCCGGCTCGTCAAGGACGGCGACATCCCATACGCCGAACGGCTCTCCGCCGCGAACGGCATCTACCTCATCCGGCGCAGCGCCGTCATCGCCTACCTGGCCAAGCAGGAAGAGGTGAAGGCATCGTGAGGACGCGGCAGCAACTCCCCGAAGAGGCCGCTAACGCACTCCGTGAGCTACGCCCTCAGACACAGCGTTATGACCCGAGCCGACCCCGGTTCCACGCCTACGTCGCAAAGTTGTCCGACGCTGGATGGACCAAAGCCGCAATCGGCGACGCGCTCGAGACTCCTTACACGACCGTCACGAATTGGATCGACGCGGCGAGGGGTCACACATTCGACGACCTGCCCGATGCACCATCCGCGCCGGCCCGGCCAGCTCCCCCTAAATCCAAACTCGGCCCCGGCGATCCACGACACGGCACCTTGAACGGATACTCGAATCACAAGTGCCGATGCGACGCGTGCAGGAAGGCCAACGCGGAGTACAACTTTGAGAGCAAGCGGCGGCGGGTGGCACGCGAAGACAAGCCGCACGGCACCAGGGGCGGTTATTACAACTGGGGCTGCCGTTGCGATGACTGCTCCAGGGCGGTCGGCCACAAGCCTGAACGGAGAGCGCGCCGCAAGCAGATTCGGGAACAAGTCCGCGAACTGATCCCTCAAGGCTTGCCCGCAGTTGAAATCGCGGCCCGCACGGGTGCCTCGGCGAACTATGTACGCAGCCAATTCGCGGAGTTGGGCGTTAAGCCGCCCTCGCCTTGGCAGCAGGAACCAACGCCAGAGTTCACGGCCCTTGCCATGTTCGTCGGCGCGGAGAACTCCGAGGAGCGCAATCGACTAATCAGAACCGTCCGCCGCCAGGGTTTCACCCTGGATCGGATCGGGGAGCAGGTCGGGCTCACCCGCGAACGCGTCCGGCAGATCGTCAGTGGGTACACGACGAACCGCAGGCCAACGAGAGCGCAACTCGTCGCTGAGCGCGACCGATACCGGCTGGCCTGGCTATCCGCTCGTCACCGCGCGGCCCACAACGGCCTGAAGTACGAGGTCAAATCCGCGCTGCTCCGCACGGTCGAAGCAGCGCACGAGAAAGAGCTCGTGTCATGACCGGCAACGGCAACCAGCCCAAGCCATCGCCGAAGCCGATCAATGACGAGCCGGTGAAGAACCCGCCCGTGCCGCTGCGGCCACTACCACGGCCGCCGGCGCCGCCGCAGAAGCCAACAGGCAAGCAGATCTGATCGACAACCAGAAGGGGGAACCATGCCGCGCCAAGAACTACTGGCCGCATTCATCGACTATGCAGCCCACATCCACGCCGACCAGTCGTGGACCACGCCCGCCGAGCACGGCGCGCACTTGGCGCGCATGGTCGACGCCTACATCGTCGACACCGACCTGTACCGCGAGCTGGCGGCGGTGCGGGCCGCGGCCGCCCGCGAGCGCGCAGGGTACGAGTTCGAGATCGCGACACTGCGGGCGCGGCTCGCCGCGCAGGAGACGGCGGTGGCGGTGTGAGCGAGATCGTCAATCGTATTCGGCCAGGGGACGGTGACCCCCGGCACGGACTGACAAGCAGCTACACGAACCATGGCTGCCGCTGCGAGCAATGCCGCGCCGCATGGGCTGAGTACTGCCGGAATCGCCGCCAGGAGCGGTCCTTGCCAGCCGACGATCCGCGACACGGCAAGGACTCCACGTATCAGAACTATGGCTGCCGCTGCAGGCAATGCTCAGAGGCCCACGCCGCGTATCAGCGGAAGCAATACCTGGCAACACGGGCGGTGACGGCATGACCGGCCTACTCGCCTGGCTCGCCATCGCCGCCGGGTCCCTGCTGATGATCGCCGTCGGCGCCTCGCTGGCGATGCAGCCACGCGGCCGGCCGTTCGGGGACGACCCCGACCCCTAGGACCGCGGGGCGAGCAGCCAGTGACTCGACCAGCTCCGGCACCCGCCCCGCAACCACGCCGCTGCCGGGTCGAGCCGGAACCCCCCTGCAAGTCCCGGCTCCCCGGTAGCGGTGACAACAGAAAAGCAAGCAGCGACCAGGCCAAGCCTTCCCCGTGCCCGACCTGATCGCTACCTACACGAAGGAGTCTAGCCATGACCGACCGCACCGTCGCTGCGTTGACCGACGCGACAGACGTTCTCAAGACCATCGAGTTCTTCGCCACCCACACGGATACGCCACTCACGCCAACCGAGCGGTTACAGGCGATCAGCCTGCTCATCGGCGATTGGAAATCCGATCGGGCTGTCTTGGACCGAAGACATGCCCGTCGAGTCAATCGGGGGGCATGTGTGAACGGGCTGCGACAGGTGATAGCCGACACTATCCGCGAGCACGTGTTCGGCGGCGACTCGCCTGCCGACGAGGCCGAATGCTGCGCCGACGCGGTGTTGCGGGCGCTCGCCGAGCCGGCTGAGGTGGTTGCCGAACGTGACCGCCTGCGTGGTTGGTTCGATGAACTCGAACTCGCCGCTGGAATGGGGTCGTTAGCTGATGTGGCGGCGCATCAGCGCAGTCTCGGCGTGGAAGGCGACCACGAGACCCGGTTGCGGGCCAAGCGCGTGGCGAAACTCAAGGCCACTGTCATGGAGGAGCACGAGTGGCGCCGCCAGGTGCTGCACGAATGGCAGGAGCGGGCCGAACAGGTTGAGGAGGACCGTGACCGCCTCCGCGCCGCCGTGGACGCCGCGCTCGAACTGCACCACGACAATCCGAGGCTCGGAAATGCGGACCATCGCGTCTGTGCCATCTGTAAAGCCGATCAGCCCTGCCCGACGCGTGTCGCCCTGGCCCCGGTGGCCGACCCCGACCCGCACACCACCAGCGACAAGGAGCAGCAGTGACCGAGTACCACATCCACGACAAAGGTCCCGGCCCCTGGCTGCAGCGGCTGTTCGGCGTGTGGTTCCGCTACACGATTTGCGAAGGCTCAGCCGACCCCACAGAGCATTGGCTGCACTGCCATGTCTTCGATGTTGCAGTCACCCGTCGAGGTGTCGTGAGAGCTATTCGCAAACAGCGGCGCCAACGCCGCCAGCCCTTCTATAAGTACCCCGCTGAGGAGGTCCGGCAATGACCGGCACGCTGGAACGCACCGACACCGGCACTCACGCCGTGGTCCGCGTCATCGAACCGGACCCCCCCGTCAGCGCCCCGTATAGCCGCGCCGTCGGCCTGCTCGATAAGTGGGTCGCCGACGAGCGGCACGCCGTCGACGAGTTCGCCGCCTGGATCGAAGGGCAGGCCGCGCAGGCGCACGCCGAGATGCGGGCGCTGTGCGACGAGCTCGGGCTGCCGTTCGTGTTCGCCGAACTGCCCGTCGTGGTCGAACCCCGTCGCGGCTGGACCCCGGCCCGCCGCCCCAGCGATGTGCTGGCCGAGGCGTACCAGGAACGGGCCGACGCTGCCGAGGCGTACATGCGGGCCGACAGCAGCGACGACCTGCCTGGCCGTGACGCCCGCAGCGGCTGGACACCCACCCGGCCCGTGATCGTCGTGGACATACCCGCACCGGACCTGGTGCAGATCGGGCCGCAGGGCAGGTTCGCCCGCTGGTTCGACGAGAACCTGCGCGATTTGGACTGGAAGTTGCGGCAGTGGTGGCGCGGCAAGCAGGCCGCACGCGATGAGCGGATGGGAGTGGAGGATTGACATGGCCGTGGTAGCAGGCGGATACGGAAGCTGGCAGGACCACCTCGGCGAAGACAACCGCCGCAAGATCCGGGCGCTCGATGAGCGGGTCGACGCGCTGGAAACCCTCACGCGGGACCTGGCGGCGCGGGTGGCCGAACTGGAAGCCGCGCTCAAAGCCCGCGACGAGGCCGACGCCACGGTCGTCGACCTGTACAGGAGGGCCGGATGAGCGAGCTGCGGGAGAAGATCGCCGACGCAATCGCCGGGGCGGTCAGCCAGGACGACCGCTACCTGGAACACGCCGACGCGGTGTTGCGGGTGCTCGCCGAACACGGCGGCGCCACGAACCTTCGGGAGCAGATCAGTCTCATGGTCTGGAGGTCCGCTAACAAACGCGCCGAGCGCGCCGAGGCCGACCTGGCCGCCGCGCGGCAGCAACTCGACCAAGTGCGGGCAAGCCGCGACCTTGCCCGAGACGATGTACTTGAATCGCTCGCTGTTGCTGAAAGACGCGCTGAGGTAGCAGAGCAGCGGCTAGCGGCC